AAACACTATGGTTATTAAAAACATCAACAGGAAAACAATTATAAGGAGAAAATATGAGTATATACGAAAAACAAATAGGTGGATCTCATTATAAGAAAATGAAGATTCAGCCAAGTACATTTGTTCACGAGAACAAAATGTTATTTGCAGAAGGCAATGTAATTAAATACATTTGTCGTCATCCATTTAAAGATGGAAGACAAGACATAGAAAAAGCGATTCATTACTGTGAAATGATATTGGAAAGAGATTACAAAAGAATTCCAATGACAGAAGAAGAGGAATACCGAAATGCTGGTATTACTAAGGAAGAAGCAGAAAAAACTTACCCCCCAAAAAATTCTTGGGGAATGATTAAACCACCGGAGACCACACAAAAAGAGTGGGTTAAAGGTTATAAAGAATGGAAGAAAGGAGTTTGTCCTCATAACTAATGTGTATTATACCTGAAGTTGAAGAATTAATTTTAAAAGATGGTGACACTGTAGCAGTCGACTTAGAAACCTATGACCCCGATTTAAAAGACAAAGGTTCAGGGGTTCTTAGAGATGTTGGTTTTGTTTGCGGTATAGCCGTAGCCACCGACACACAAACTTTGTATTTTCCGATACGTCATAATATTGATAAAGATAAACAACAAGATAAAGAATATGGAAAAAATTTACCTCCCCAAGAAACTTGGGATAAATTAAATAAAGTATTATTTCAAAACCCGACAATTAAAAAAGTATTTCATAATGCAATGTACGACGTATGTTGGATTCGAAAAGAGACTGGGTTAATGCCAAAAGGCGAATTATTAGATACCATGATTGCTGCTTCTGTTATTGATGCAAACCGACTGTCTTATAGTTTAGATTCGGTTTCTAAGACATATTTAAAAGAACATAAATATAAATATGATTTAAAAGAAAAAAGCGAAGCTCATCCATATTATATTAAGGATCCCATGAGTAATATGCATAGGCTGCCGTACGACTTAGTTAAAGAGTATGCTCACCAAGACGTTAATTTAACTTTAAAACTCTGGAAATTATTCGACAATAAAATAAAAAAAGGTTTTTCTTTTAACTATGGATATAAACCCTTTAATAAATCTTTAAGTAAAATATTTCAATTAGAAACAGATCTTTTTCCTTGTCTGGTTGACATGAAATTTAAAGGGGTTCGTATAGATATAGAAAAAGCTAAGATTGTTGGTAAAGAATTAGAGATAAAACGTGATACTTTAATTCAGCAAATTAAAACAGACACCGGAATAGAAATAAAAATATGGGCTGCAGCTTCACTTCAAAAACTTTTAGATCAACAAAAAATAACGGGTTATAAGCTTACACCAAAATCTAAATTGCCACAACTTCCTAAAGATTATTTAAAAACACATGAAAATAAATATTTAAGAATGATTGCAGAAGCCAGAGAACTTGATAAGGCCAAAAATGCTTTTATCGAAGGTATTTTAAAATATGTACACAATGGAAGAATTCATGCAGATATACATCAGATTCGAGGAGCTGGAGGTGGAACAGTAACTGGAAGGTTCTCGATGAGTAATCCAAATTTACAACAGATTCCTGCAAAAGGAGAAATAGGTAAAATGATGAGAGAACTTTTTTTACCGGAAGAAGGGCATGAATGGGGTTCTTTCGATTATTCTCAACAAGAACCAAGATTAGTAGTTCATTTTTCTGTTAAAAATGAAATGACAGCAGCACATATTTTAAAAGAGAAATACGCAGAAGATTCAAACACAGACTTTCATAAAATGATTGCTGACATGGCACGAATACCAAGAACTACAGCCAAGACGATAAACCTCGGGTTATTTTATGGTATGGGAAAAGGAAAACTAGCCTCTCAACTAAACTTAAGTATGACTGACGCAAATGATTTATTTACAAGATATCATAGAGAAGTTCCTTTCGTAAAACAACTTTCCAAAGCCTTTCAAGATTTTGCGGATGAAACTCGGTTAATATTTACTGTTGAAGATAGAATTTTAAGATTTGATAAGTGGGAGCCTAAAGATAAAAGATGGAACGCTGAAGTTAAGGCATTTCAAATGAAAAGATACGCTCGAATAAAAAATGAAGACACTGGAGAATATGAAAAAATGGAAGATGGTAAATTTAAAAGAGAATGGAAAACACTTCCAGTCGGTGTGTTTACTAGAGAAGAAGCAGAAAAAGATTATCATGAAACAAGAGCTGCAGAAGAATTACCTGCGGACCCTTCTTTAAGAGGGTTTGATCAAAAATATCAAGTTGCTTTTACTTATAAAGCTCTAAATAGAGTGATCCAAGGAAGTGCAGCTGATATGACTAAAAAAGCAATGGTCCTTCTCTATAAAAAAGGTATTCTGCCTCACATTCAAATTCATGATGAATTATGTGTATCAATTAAAGATAGACATCAGGCTACTACAATTCAGAATATTATGGAAAATGCGGTTGCGTTAGAGGTACCAAATAAGGTAGACTGCGCATTTGGTAATAACTGGGGAAATATAAAAAAGGAGTAGACATGGATATATTAGATCAAGTAGAACACTTTTGGACAGATCACAAAAAAGTAGTGATTGCTGTTGTAGTGGTGATTGTTCTTTTAGCAATAGCATAATAGAAACTTATGTTGGATGGCATATTTAAACGCGAATATTCCTGCGACTTATGCGCAGATCAGAAGAGAATACCTCTATGACCTTAAAAGTCATCATGGAGAAGTGGAAGACTGTCTTATCTTTGGGATGGCATCGATTACAGGGCGTCCTATACTCTTTCATGCAATTATGGAAAATGGTGCTGTGTTCTATCGGTTGCCAATTAGTGCGTTTATTCAAAGAGGATTTAAGCCAGAGGACGTTCCTAGGATGCGCCTTGACGAGCTGGAGCTATGGAATTGTTTTAGTTACTATCCTGCTGTTACTTCTTATGATGTCCTAGACGGACAATCAGGAAAATTTATAGGAAAAGATAAGAAATGGTATTCCGGTGCCTATCTTTTTACTGTTGACTGGGGCCACCCAGAGAGTAATATAGTAGATACCGATCATTCGGAAATTCCGCACGAACATAAGTGCGCTCATGTATTGGCATTGGAAAATGGCAATTATGCGGCTCAGCCAAATAATAGACTAATCTGGAGCATACCTTCGTTTACCGTAAGGGACGATATACCGTTCGACTGGAAGGTTCAAACTAGCGAATGGAATGTTGAAGATAGTCGTAAATGGAAAACAGAAGATAGTGATAACTTCTTCTACAACATTGAAGAGACTAAGGAGGATTAACAATATGAATTACAAGATGATAATTAGAAAACTTATTATCAGGCCCCTTAAAAAACTTTGGCGTTTTGTGAGGAAAAATGATTAAAAAAATATGGGGTATCATCTGCTGGCCATGGAATAAATTTGTTAAATGGTTAGCAAGTGGATTACCTAAAGGAAAAAATGACAAAATGTAAAAATTGTAATTGCAATTGTCACTGTTCTGTAAAAGAACATGGCGATATGTACGGTGTTTGTAATTGTATGAATTGTGAACATGAGGAGTGCGAAGTATGTCAATAAAACTTGACAAGTGTTGCAGTTTACACACCAAAGAGAAGGAGCAATCTGGTGAATGCTGTCAATTAGAAAATCAAGAAAAAGCAGAACAGGACACCTACGAATACAATGTTAAGATAGGACCTGAATCACAAGGACAAAATGAATAAAATATATTTAGTATTAGCATTACTATTTGCATTAAGCGCCTGCTCGGTAGGTAAAAAATGTGCCGTTACCGATGAGGGCAATGTTATATCTAGTTATGTATGGTTCTTTAAAGACGGGAAACCAGCTGAAATAGATAAGATGAATTGTTTCTAGGAGGGACAGTGAAATATTTATCGACGTTATTATTTCTGATACTATTGGTGTGCTCTACGAGTGCCTATTCTGCAGGAAATCAAACAAACGTTTCGGGTAGTAACACAAGTATCGAAGGAGGCTATACCGGAGGAGCAACAACTTACGAATCTGGCTCATCTTCTAGCACAACTACAAATAGTACTAGTAATAGTAATATAAGATCAGCACCCCCAACATCTAGTGCTCCATCATACAATTCTATGACACAAGATGTATGCGCCGTTGGTGCATCAGCAGGTGTACAAACATTTGGTGTAGGTATATCTGGTGGAAAACATTTCATTGACAAAAATTGTGAACGACTTAAACTGGCACGGATTTTAAATGACTTCGGTATGAAAGTAGGAGCTGTTGCAATATTATGTCAAGACGAAAGAGTTTTTGAAGCTATGATTAACGCTGGTACTCCATGTCCTATTGATGGTAAAATAGGTAAGGAAGCTATGGCTTTATGGAAAAAATATGACTTTGAAAGACCTGATTATAAAGAATACATTAAACGTATGAAGAAAAGAGAAAAAGTAGAACCAAAATTACCTAAACCTGAGCTTCACACTAGATAAAATTAAATGAACGAAACTAAAGCAAAAATAAAAGCGGTAGCTATTATTTTTTTCTGTTTGTATGCGCTAGCAAGTTGTTTTGCTAATACAGTTCAAGCAGAAAATGACACAGCAACAACAACTAATATACTACCCAACGCAGGGACAACATCTTCCAACATGGATGCTCATAATTTGGATGGTGTAAACTCAGGCACAGGGAATTTATCCAACAACTCAACACATAATGGATTTACAATAACTTGCGGTACAACAGTTGGAGGTTATTGTGGTAGAGCATTTAATGGAGAACTGGAATCAAGCCGTGACATGAAAGTATCAGCAGACGATACTTTAATAGGAATTGATGGCACTGAATCAAACACAACTTATACTTCAACGCAGAAAAAATTGGATGGTGGTATACAATTAAACTCTTATTTTTCAGTTCAAAACTGTGAAGATGGTAACAGTAGTCATAGCTGTGGTCATTCATCAG